GACCAGTAGATCAAATAATTTTCGAGCGGGTGTAATATCTGCCATAGTAGTGTATTTAGCGCCTTACGCTGATGAATGGCATCGGCGGAATTATGTTATCTCCGTGGTCTCTCAGCTGAGTATCAATGCTGTTATCGTAGGTTTGTAGCAGTTGTAGCATACGCACCGTCAGCACTGTGCTCATAACCAAGTCGTCAGTTTCTCCTATTTTGGCTGCATAGCCTGCACCAGAAGCCACAAAGGTTTTGAGTTCGCTGACCAGGCTTGAACTGCGTACCTTCATACGTCCAGATTCAATCAAGGTTTTTAACTTGTTGCAGGCCGCCAGCTTGGGTTTGTTTGTGGTGTTGAATCCTTTGCGGTATCTCTTATTTCCGCCATTGTGCGGGTCACTTAGAAAATAGCCCTGTATGTTTTCTTCACCGTATTCATCGATACTGATCAGTGCAGCTTCACCAATGGTATTGTTTTCTATACTAAAATAGATTTTTTGTGGATCCTTGACTGTTTCATTGATGTGGGCACAAATAGCCGCTAAAATGCGAACCTGCTCAGGTATAGGTGTTCTATTATGACGCCACTCAGCCACTTGTTCTGTAGTTTCTGCTTCAAATATTTGTATAGCGGCAGCATCGCCACCGGTGCCCAGGCTAGGATCAAGTCCAATCACATAGGTGCGTCCTGCCTTAGGGCGCTGATACCAACGCACTTGTCCAGTCTTGTATAAAGGTTCATGCCCTTGCAAATCTAATAATTTAGTTGGTGCTATAAGTGTCTCATCATTTATAACAAATTCGCAACCCATCTCACGGCGGAAACGATCGTCGCCTAACTGTGCTCGCTGTTCGCTGGCCCACTTTTCATCACGGTCTGGATGCTCATTCCAATAACTGCGATAGCTCTTAAATCCATTGATGCCAACATCAGTGGGGTTACCAAATTCATCTTCGCACTTGAGAGCGCCTTTCCACAGTAACGCAAACTGATCTTCGTCACTGTTTGGAGTGCTTGTAATAATTGCCTTACCGCCAGTGGCTAAAGTAGGGCTAATGGATGTCCAGAACTCTTTGGCAATGCCAGGGCGGACGAACGCAAACTCGTCACAGTATAGGAGTGATATACTCATACCACGACCGGTATTTTCTGTTGTGGTGGTTGAAACTATACGTGATCCGTTTTCAAAGTCCAAGTTACCTTTGTTGTAACTGGTAACTCCGGCACGGATATGATCTGGACACAGCTCATACGCATATCGAATACGTTGCATGATCTCCTGTGAGCCAGTGTATTTGTGTGCGGCAATTAAAATTGTTGAATCTGGGCGGAACATAGCCACCCATAACAAGTAGCCAGCGGCACTGGTACTCTTACCAGTTTGTCGCGGCATCATGCTGATACTAAAGCGATAGTTGTGATAGGTATCTATCAGTCGCTTTTGATAGTCAAACGGATGATACAGCATCTTGCCTTTGGTAGGATGCTGGATATGAAAAAAGTTATCAAGAAAGTATTGCGGACCAGTAACAGGGTCAGCGCATTTTACAAACTCCTCTAACTGTTGATCAGTAAAGGCTGTCTTCTTGTATGGCGTTTTAACTAAAGTGGATTCGGTTTGGCTCATAATAATGTTGCTAGCTCAGGCCACAGTTGTTCAAAACGACCTGCCGCACCAGCATGATATTTACTTTCAATTTCGGCGATGTGATTTATAAATTCTGGTAACACGTTATTGCTGGCCTGCTGATGTCGGGCTTCAGTTTCTTGTAGGAAGTTACGTTGACCGTGATCCAAATTGGGCCTACTTAATACTGTTCGTAATTCTTTCAAGGCCAACTGTCTAACTTCAGGTCCTAATTGTAACGGATCTAAACAAGCTGGATGATATAAACTTTGCCAATGCACAGGTACCAAACAATCCTGTGCCCACGCAATCAACTCCGACAGTCTAGTGGCATTGTAAATGTTGTAAAGCGGATGTATACCTAGTCTATGTCCGGCACAGGCCTGTATTATTTTGATGTTGTGTTCAATTTGACTCCATGCGCCACCGTAACGCACATATTCAAAACGCTCACCCGTGTTGTCAATGCTTATATTCCAGCCCACACGAGATCGTTGGGTCAGTTTTTCAAATATTCTATTGCTTTCTAAGTCTACACCAAGATTGGTTATGACATCAACTTGACAGTCTGCGGGTATTGCATCCAGTAAGCGTTCGTTTTCTTTGAGCAACAGGGGTTCACCACCAATAAGGGCTACTTTTTTAATGTGTTCTTGATGCTGTTCAAGGTAGTCGCATACTTGATCTGCATAAGGTCTAGTGCCCGACTGCACTGACAATTGTTTTAGCCCGGCCCACTGACTGCTGCTGTGTTCGTTACAGTAGTTGCAACTAAAATTACAAGTGGTGTTCCAACGTATGTCAATCAACACAGGATGATGTTCAACATCTGTGGCTTGGCCAGCATCGAAGCCGGGATTTATCCTATTGTGCCAATCGCGTTCACTGCGCCCGTAACGTTCGGCCTGCACACAGTTGTGACAATACTGGTCATGTGGGCGGCCCTCACGTAGGGTCTGACGCACTTCCTGCAAGGCAGGGCCATGCAGAATTTCCTCTATAGTTTGGCTGTTTAAATTGCCCAACATATTAGGATCACCTGCACAGCAAGTTTTTACACTGCCTTGTGGATTGATGTGCAGGCCTCTCCAAGGAGCTGCACACGAGAAATTGCTCATACTGTAATTATGAGCAGTTGAGTTACTGTCCTAAATTAAACTGCATACCAGTGGCTTGCTCAACGGCAGACATTGGAACTTGATACTTGGGCAAGTCTTGAACTGGTAGTGCGGCATTGGGCATTAGGTAGGCTTGAACATTACGACTGTTCTTTTCGATAATAATTTTATACAAACGAGTTGGAACACCTAGGCCGTTGCCCACCACAGGGTGTCCTGGATCAAATATGCCACCCGAAATAATGTAGAAGTCTGTGCCTGGAGCTGTTGCCCACTGGCGTTCCCAAGTTTCTAACTGTTTCCAGATTCCTCTATTGTTGTTGGCCAGTTGTGCCACCATGTTGCTCAGAAAAAAACTCTCACTCATGATGGCATCGTTGGTTGTGTTGTTGCCGGCTGGACTCATGTGTCCACGATCATGCGTTCGACCAAGGATAGCATAGTCAGCCAGTTGTGCTTGACAGTTAGCAGAGACTTCTGGATCTGGACGGAAGTTGTCCCGGCGTTTAGCAGGACCCGACATTGTGGCCACTGTTAGGTGTTCAAATACTGCCACAGGAGCTTTGACATTACAACGATGAATTACAGCATAGTTTGTTTTGCACAACTCTTGATCGCCTGGCTGTGACTGATAAGCAGGAGTGCCGTTCACTGTAAACTGTGGACAATGTTGATTGATTTGCGCTAGAGCTAATATCGGAGTAAACAGTAATACAAACAATAATTTTGTCATCTTGGATAGCCTTTAAAGCCTGTTACTGGACTCTGATAATTTACTGATGCTGGCTCTAGACTGTTGGGGGTGCTTATTTGTATTTTTTTATCGGGCAGTCCTATCATTTTTAATGCTTGATCAATTATTGGTTCAACACTGGCATTAAATCCTGCAATCACAGCATCCTCGCCAAATGCTGCTTCTGCACTCCACTCAGGCATGTATGGAATTTTATCTGAGCCAATGTCACTTCTGGCTCGGGCCATGGCCACACCCAGTCTATAGATTTGATATGGGTCGCTGGATTGCACTCCTGGTAACACAAACACATGATTCATAGGATCTGCTTGCTCCGGCGGTAAGGTTTTTTCTTCAGTGATAAACTCTCGGGCTCTCATCGTGGGTATCCTTTGAATGCTACCACTGGGCTGTGAGTGTGTGTCGATTCTACTTCTTGACTGCGATTATCACCTGCATTGAGATCGTGCGTTTCACTGCCGGTGGCTTGCAACGCCTGTTTCAGCATAGCTGCTTCTTCATCAGTGTACGGATGTGCAGTATTATAGCGACCGGACCACGATTCAGAATCTAAATCCAATGGCTTTCCTGATCCATCGGCCATGGCCACGGCCATCATCACACGATTTAATTCATAAGTGCGATCATACCCGCCGATGTCGCGAAACTTGGTAAGACCTCGAGTTCCGGCCTGCCGGCGGTTGCCAATCTTGCCAATCTGTTTCTCCATAAGAAACTCTTGTGCTCTCACAACTAGCCTCCGATTACGCCGGCTTGTGCTGAACTTGCAGTGCCTAGTTCCTGAATAGTAAAATTTGCGCCAGTAATTGTTATGTAATTTCCAACGCCTACATAAATTTCTGTAACTGTAGAGGCTGGAACGCTTACAGCATTACTATAGATATTGCCAACTGCGGCAGCTGTGCCAACCGCAGGAGCATACACATTAAATGTCACAGCAGTGTTGCCTGTGCTGATACTGGCTTTGTCAGTGTACCAGACAGTGTTTGCTGATAGACTTGTGTAAACGTTTGCTTGAGCCATTTTGATTAACCTTTGTAATTTTGCCAAGTCTTGAACAGATTACGCTCAAGTGCAACTGACTCTTCCATACTGGCTTGGCGACGTAACTGGCTGGCCAATACTGGTGTTGTTGATTGACCGGTACTCTTAGGACCATTCAATCCGCCGGAGTATGTGCGTAAGTTAGGATCTGCCGCCAACGTTTCTGTGTTGGTTGGCCAATCAGGTGCATTTTCATCTACCATTTGATCGCAACCACATGGGCTACCACCGCAGGTTGGGCAAGCCTTAGGGATTTGACTTTCCAGTCCAGCCAACTTCAACAACATCATCAACTTGGCTGCTTCTTCACCATCAGCTGTGATAGTAATTGCAGGCGCCATTTCGCCGTCACCACATTCTTGCATCTTGGATTCAATAGAAATACTTTCTGTAATCATCTTTTCAATTGAATTGTTAAGGCTTTCGTAAACACCTTTGCCAAACTGCATGCCTTTGCTGGGCTTACCGCTTGGAGTTGCGGTGGCTACTGATCCTGACACTGTTGTTTCATCAACTTTTTCTTCTTTGGCTTTTTTGGCTTTTCCGCCTTGCTCGTCTTTGCCCAGGCGTCCAGCAACTACATCACCCTGTGTGACTTTGTCGTAGGGCTTGGCATTGTTGGCCAAGTTGCCATCGTTGGCTTCGTCAGTCTTTTTAACTTTCTTAGGCAACTTACTGATGTCTTTGCCCTTGTCTGCTTGGTTGAATTCTTTGGCTACTTTGGTAGCTACTCCAACTTTTTTAGCAAACTTAGGATTATGTGCGGCTCCGGCCATCATACGTGCCTGTGATTGACTGACTGATTTTTCAGCCACGGGTTCCATGTGCTGTTCAGCTTCGCGCTCGTGTGTGCTAATAATGTAATCAGTGACACTGCTCATCATGCCTTTGATCTGACCAATTTTTTCTTGCACCCATTCTGGCATGTTTTCATTGCCGCGCAAGGCATTTTCAAGTTCTCTTGCGTGACGAACAATGGTATGCAATGAGTCTTTGGTCATTCCGGCTTCGTCATCATACTCGGCTCTGTCCATTCCTTCACTGCTCATGTTGCTGGGGCGAGTCATCATTACGCCATCGCTGTCAAGATCTTCTTTGGTCTTGGTTGGACGGCCACTTTTGTATTTGTAACTCTTGGCTGTCACACGCTCTGGCCGTTTTTCTTTGGCAGGACGTCCTTTTTTCTTAGGACCGTCGGATGCGGCAGCTTTTTTCTTGTTCTTCAAGTTGCCGTGCTCGTCATAGTCATCGTCATTGCCAGTGTCATCACGGTCACTGCGATAGCCATACTTTTTGTGCTTGTTGCGTTCGCTTTCTGAGTCACTGTTGGCACCGGTCATTGAACCTTGGGCGCCTTTGAGCAATCTCATGTCAAGTTCTTTAAGCGGCAACTCCTTGTCGCCTACACGAATTTTTTCACCTTTTTGTATGCCGTCACGTTTGGCATCAACCACAGCTTTGCTAAATGCATTGCCTTCTTCCATGTCGGCTTCATTGGTAGGTCTTCCTAGTGAACGCACAATCCCTGCTGTTCTTTGGTCCGATTTAGGACCAGTAGTAGTTGCTTGCGGATATGCTTTCTTTTGATAAGATGCAATTGTGTCAGGACTTAGTTCATTGAGTTGGCTCTCATCATACTTGTCATAACGATTACGAATGTTGCTCATGGTCTTGTCACTGGCATGGTCGCGGCCGGCTTTTTGCAAGGCTTTCATTCCCTCATCGCCATATTTCTTTTTGCCAATGGCTGCTTGGAAGGCTGATTCTTCGGTACTGGATCTATATGGTGTTACACCTTTGGCCATTGCGTCATATCCACCTGATACACGTTTGCCAGTTACATCAGTGGTCTTGTTCATTGCCAGTTTACCACTGGCGGCACGAGCAGCCTTGGCCATTGCGGCTGTGGCATCACGATGTGCTTGACCTTGTGGCGTTTTGCCAGCAATAGAATTTTTAGGAACATAAGCGGCTGTTCCTCTTGTGACTTGCGACCCTTCAGGCTTGGCCATAATACGCACTGCGGATTCGTCCATGTCTTTTTGTTTTTTACGCAAGGCACTGTTGAACTTGTCATCTTGTGCATTGTGTTTTGCAGATGCTTTTTTATCTTTACGGTCATCAGCGGCTGACCATTTCTCGCCTGCCGCATCTCTTGCTCTCTTTAGCAGTTCAGGACTCAGTTCATTGAGTTGGCCTTGTTCTACTTGTTCACGATAATCGTATGCCGCACTGTCTTTACCTGATATGTTAGAGGCCACTGATTTGCGGTCATATGTATTATGCTTTACCGGAGTTGCTGGGCCGCCGATGCGTCCTGGATCTCGACTGCTCACTGGGCTTGGTGTTTTTGGCGGGTTGGCAGCGTTTATAGCATCACGCCTTTCGTCATCATTATTTGCAAACATTTCTTCAACTTGACCTTTGGCTCGCATTTTTGCCAACTGTGCGCCAGCAATACGATTGCCTTTTTCACCGCCACCAGTTTTCTTGGCCAAGGCCGCGAAGCCTGTTGTAGCATTGTTGTGCTTGCCCATGTCGCGCTCGTTCAGCGCCTGTGCCAATGAACCTTTCTTAGGCTGCTGAACGGCAGGTGTTGCGTGTTCTGCAAGGTGTTGGGCATCTTGCTTGGTAGCTAAGTCGGCCAATCGTTTGTTTAGGTCGTAAAAAAATGTCATTGTATTATCCTCTTGGGTTGGCACCAGTGGCTGGGCGTGGTGGGCGTTTTATTTTAGTCATTGGACTTGTGTTGTCCATTGGTAAATCGTTTGTTGTTCGAGCAGGAGGTGTCTTACCACCAGCCACAGTAAAGTCACTACGATAAGCGTTCTTCAATACAGCATGTTGATTGTAAGGAGCCGAGTAATCTTTCTTCAGGGCTTTTTGTTCTGCGTCCGGTGCAGGATAATCTGTGTCTGTTAATAAATCTTTATTTTCAGCGGCAACACGTTCACGTTCTGTGTTCATACCTTCTTCGTGTGGTGTAGTCAACATGATGATACGATTTGGATCTAAGAACAACAGTTGAGCAATTTCTTTGATCTGTGGCTCAATTGCTGGATAGCGAAATTCTACATCCATGCTGGTCACTGAGTCGTTGCTGTGCTTGGGAAAATCAGCCGGTGCAAGTTGAACCGGAGTAGTCTTTGGCTTGCTGACTTTTACAACATCAAACTGTTTGAGTCGTTCTTCCAACTGTTTGATAAAATCAGGTGCAACATCGCCTACAATTTTGATCCTATAATTGTAAGTTCTTTCGCTTTCTGCGAGGTATTGTTGAAAATTTTTCATCTTAGTATCCCTATATGATATTTATGCTTTGTTATTGTTTTGTGCGCCGGAGGCTATTAAACGTTCCAGCAAATCGTTACGATTCAGCACTTGTCCGTGTGCTGTTTCCATAGTTTCTTCAGGCGCATTACGGCGTTGATCTTGATCCATTTTTAGTTTTTTCAACTGCAAATCAACCATTTTTAATTTTTTGTTCAGCTTGGTAGTTTTGGCTGTGAGTGCATGTCCCAACATGCTGCTGGCCACAGCAAAGATTTCACCTGAGTAGCGGCTGTCCACATTGAAGCCCAGATCCATTAGATTGTCAAATGTTTCTTGTGCTTTTGAAGCCAGTTCATCCAGTTCTTGATCACCAGTTTCTAAATCACGCACTGTGGGCAGAGCCGCATCTATCTTGTCTATGGTAGCGTCTATTTCGGCCAACTGGGTACGGGTTTGCTCAACAGTAGGAGTGTCTTCAGGTGTTTCTGAAGGAGGGAAATCAAAGAGCTCTTCTAATTTGCGTGTCATACCATATTTACCGCCAGACTATTACGGTATTATTTCTTACCGCCTTGGTGATAAATCATGTCTTCGTTGATAACCCTAAATGTAAGCCCATTGCGTTTGGCCCATTTGGTGGCGGCATCCCATTTGGCATAGTTCAGTGCCACAATAGCACGATCTCGGTCTGATGCTCGGCTTTCAAGTAAACTTTGCTTCTTGGGTTTGATTTCAATCAGTTCAGCAATGGTAGTGTTGTTACGTCCACGATAGGTCACTAAAAAGTCTGGAATATAAACACTTTGTTTACCAGTAAGCGGGTTACGATACGGTATGCGAATGCTTTCGCTGGCCCATTGTAGCACATTGTCGTTTGAATCCAGAAACATCATAAAAGTAAGTTCCCACCCAGATCTATATTTGGGAGTGCCTTTGCCCACATACTTGGCGGCGTTTTTTACTGTGTATGGACCTTGACGAAAGTTGGGCATGATCAATCCCTGATGTTTCTTGCCGTATAAAAGTTAGGTGTAGAAGGCGCCAGCACACCCAACAAGGTAGCAGGACTACGAATTGTGTTGAGGTAGTAGGCCATCAGTATGGTCACTTCAGGCTCCGAAGATCCGCCTTGCTGAAACGTTTGTAATAGATCCAACACATTGGTATTGCTAAACTCTGCTACTCTGAATAAACTGCTGGTCATATTTTGTGCGGCAGCATCAGTTAGAAAAACGCTTCTAAAGTAACTCAATACTGCATCAAACTCAGTGGCAGGTATGTTGGTATCATAATTGTAAAATTGATCAAAAATTCTAACAGTTTGATCAATTGAATAGTTGGTACTGTTGACTGTGGTCACGGGTTACGTTCCTCCAGACAGGCTAGGATTAAAATTAGTTGATCGAGTTGACACTGGTGGTGTAGGAAAGAATATGCCACCACTGCCATTGGTCACCGGCTGTGTAGGTATGCCCAGGGGTGAGTTTAACGGACTTGAACTTGCACCACGAATTATTCCAGGCAATGCGCCACGAATGGTACTGTTAACTGCTTGATTGACTTCAGCATTGACCACGCTCTTAAGGTTAACATTTTTAAACGTGTTGTATGCTGTTGCAGCTTTTTGTGTTGCTCCAATCAATCCAGCAACGCCACCGCTGGCTAAGTCTTCAACAATGCCAATACCAGCATCGAGTAATCCGCCTTGACCCAGCACAGTTTGTGTGCTGCCAGGCCTGGCTAACGAACTTGGCACAGAATCGTAATACGCAGGATCGGCAAATCCTACCACGTTGGTATCAGGTCTGGCTTTGCCGATGGCTCCGGTATAGTATTTGACTGTTTCATATCGCACAGTCATTTTATGACTCATAATACCAGAGCTTTGACTGTAGTCGTAGGTGTCGTGAGTCCAATCAGTGATCATTGGGTTAATCAAAATGTATTCAGCAAACTTGTGTTGGTTCATTCCATAAATGCGGATGTCTCTAAAGAAAGGAGGTTTGGTATTGCCGGCTCCACTGAGTGGAACTCCGCTGCTGTAACTCTCACCGATGTAGCCCCAGTCGTTGACCACTTGACTTGGATTATAAATGTCTCTGGCATTGTAATTGAACCCAGCAGGTGTGCCAATCACAGCGGCCATTTGACCGTTTTGATTGGTTACGTTGTCGTATGCCTGGCTAGGATCTTTGTAGTAGTATTGAAAATAATTATACCACATGTTACGAATCAAATCGCTGCCGTCGTCATGAAATTCAAATACGCAAGGCTGATATTCAATTTTTGTTTGTGCTAGTCGTTTGCGATTATACTGATTGAGTGTGTCAACACTCATTTGATAACTGGGCAATTGTGCTGTTTTGACCATAAGGCCAATTGTTGCTGTATCAGCATTAGGAAAAGCATTCTGCAGGGCAGGAACTGCTCGGTTTATAGTAAAGTAAACATGAAATAAAAACTTCTGGCGAGGAGTATTTTCATAACCGTTTTGTAGGAATGTCTTGGAAGCATGAGAATAATCTTTTAATCCATTAAACCCAACAAATCCCTGAAGGAAATCCTGACCCCAGGCCATAATCTTTTAGATGCCTACGCCAGATGCCACGTCGCCTACTGTGCGTCCAATCAATGTGCCAACACCTTGTCCAGCCACTTGGTTTGCATTATCAAAAGTAATGTTCATGGTGATAGTTGCTGCTTCACTGGTTCCATAGTTCAAATCATTGTAGTTGACTGACTTGAGATAGCAACCATACAGTTCCCAAGTTTCTAATGCAACTGGTGTTGCGGCACCGTTGCCACCGTCTAATACTTCAAACACTGTCAAGAACTTGTAGTCGATTCCTGATGCTGCTGACGCCATTTCCATAAAGTCCAATTGCTTCTGTAGTTGTTCACCAACTAGTCTAGAAACAGCACCACTAGCATCATCACGTATGTTGCAGACAGCATCAGCCCAGGTGTATTTTCCGGCCAACTTGACCGTGCTGTTGTATATAGGAAGTGCAATTTCTGCAAACTCAACGCTGGGTCTAGTAAAATCCATAACCTGTTTGGTCAATTCAGTGACTGGCTGGCTTACTCCAAAATTCTGAAAAGTAACGCGAAAACGATACTTGAGTTTTGGCATTAACAAGCCTTGACTTGGACTACTTTGATTACTGGCCAAAGGCACAGTCATTCTACTTAACGATGAAACAGCCATGGTATTATCTCCTATATACTTTATTTATGGTCGTATTGGCCATGATGTTAACCGGCAGTAGCCACTGTGCTAACGCTGGAAGCAATCGATCCAGTATTCTGAATACGCAATGGAATGTAGATGAATTCAACTGATTTAACTGGTTCGATTGCAATATCAACATACAATTCGTTGGCATCAATTGTAGCTGGTGAGTTGTTGCTTAGATCGCAAACCACTAGGTAATCATAGATACCACGTTTTGCCACCAAATCAAGCATTAAACTAGTGCATGAGTTAGTAATTTGGTTACGGGTAATTTGATCGTTAGGCTCAAACAAGTATTGATTACCAATTTCTTGCAAACGTCCACGTATAAATGCAACCAACCGTGCTACGTTAATACGATCCAATGCAGAGGAAACATTAGTGGCTGTTTTGTTACCAAAGTTAGTGATGCCAATGCCTGGAATAAATGTAATTGGGTTGATGTCCAATTGATACAGCACATCTCTCAATGATTGACTTACACCAATTGTTTCAAATTCACCAGTTTGGCCATTTACATAACCCAGCAGTGCCGCATTGTCAATGACCCCACGCAGTGTTCCTGCTGGAGCCAACCAAGGATAAGAAACTTCGTCGCTCCGAATAATTGTACGAATCATCATGTGGCTTGGTGGTTGAACCACTGGGCTACCTGACAAATCAGTGGTCTGGCAACTTGGGTAGAATACACCCAGGTATGTATCAAACGATGCTTGACCGTCGGCTGTAGTTAATCCAGCACCGTCGTTGTTGCTGTGCCAAGCAGCAAGTGAAGTGCTGTCCGGTCCCAAACGCAATGGAGTATCGCCAATCACAAAAGCTGTGTTCTTACGATCGTTGTTGAGTTCAACCATGTTGATCATCAACTCAGGATACTGCGGGCAAGCAATCAAATTGTATTGACGTTGTTCTTCACGGGCTTGCACACTGGTATCAATGCCACTCTTAAGGGCCGCAACAATGATAGCACGTTGAGCTCCTCTACCCATGTATGGCGATCCATCATTCCTGTTACCACTGGCAGTGACCCAGGTATTAACTGTACCGTTTTCAGCAGTCAATGCAGACCAATATGTAGCGTTGGTTGGAGCAATATTTGCTGTAGGAGGTGTGGTCAAGCAAACATAAATTACGCCATTGTAGTTGACAAAATCATTATACACATAAGATGTAGTGCTGTCATACACAGGAATATTAAAATCAGATGCATTAAAATAATTACCTTGGAATTCTTTTACATTGAATCCGCTTCTACGTGTATTCCACAACAGTGTTCCTTGTGGATATAATGTAGGCTCAGGAGCATCCAAGTCCAAGTAATTGCTAGTCAACAAACTAGTAATTGATGGTAATGTACCAGTTACAGGATTGGCCTGGCCATTTGGCGACCAGCGAGCATCTGCAAACACAATACCATTTTGTGTTGTTTGATCTGTGTTGTTGACGGTTACCCACTGATCAATGCCATCTATATTGCTCCAACGATTGATCAATGGATAGTTTTCTAAATCACTAGTATCAATCCACAAATCACCGTATTCCAATGCGCTTGCAGACGAATTAGTCTGTGTAGTAGGTGCTGTAGTGCTGAATATAGGACCTGTAGCATTTGTGTTTAACA